CTATACCATTCATCAGTAAACAGGGTGTTTACAATTTCATAACCTTTAGCTTCCAGTATCTTAATCGCCTGTTCCCTGGTTGCAATAATCTCTTCATCTGTTTTTCCAGCCATGGGCTGACTAAGCATTGCTTTCTTCATCTTCTTATCCTCTCTTTCCTAAAAATGGCTACAAAAATACCACCGGCCTACTGACTGGTGGTATCTTTTAATTTCTTCTGAATTTGGCTCTTGTAATCTTCAATTCCAGCATATTCATCCCAATTATATGGCGGAAATGGTGTGGCAAAAGTCTCTTTCCACTTTGCCCGAAGATTTTTCATTTCATCATCCGTTTTTAAGTACTGAATTAAGTCCATCTGAAACATCCTTCATAATGTTTTAACAAATGGTATCAATAATTATGCCATTTGCATTTCTTACAAATTGTTTCCCAATCGTCTTTTTTCTTAAATCGATCAGGAAGCTTATCTGCTTTTAAACGCCCATCAACTGCATCCACATTTTCGATACAATCAATATCCTCAACCATTTCATCCACAAGAGGACACTTTACAAATCTATCATCTTCCATGTCTCACTATCTCCAATGCTTTCAAAATGTTGTCAGAATACTCTTCCCGCTTAAATGCAGTACGGATAAATGCATCCGATGTTCTTACGTATGCAGCTCCATCTTCACTGTAATACCGCTCGAACTGCCCCTTCCAGACTGTCTCTGAAAATGATGCCCGGCGGATAAAATCTTTTGCTTCGTCAAAAGTTACTTCATGCTGCCGTTCATCGTTAATGTGTTCGCTGTCAAAGCTGAGTTTTTCAAAATCCACTTTGCTCAGTTCAAGATTAATCTTTCCCCGGAAACCCAATTCCTTTAACTCTGATTTTATTATAGCAATTCTCTTCCGTTTTTCAATAGCTTCCAGTTCTTCCTTGGTCGGATTAGCCTCACCAACTTTCAACCGCTCCCTCTGCTGCCGTAGGCCCATAGCCTTTGAAAATTCCACATAGGTCTTTTCTGTTAATCGCTTCCTGCATCTGGCAGCAGTCAGGTCATCTTTATCAGCTCTGGCCTTTTCCAGGAGCTTAATGTCCTGTTTCTGCTTCCGGATCGTGCGTTCCAGCTTCCGCTGATACTGCAGCGCCGCATATGTATCATACTCTTTACCATGAAAGGACTTCTTTTCATTCTCTTTCCTGTTCTGCTCCACAAGCCACTCATCTGTGTATTTACGTTTTGAAATACCAGGAATAAAAGGAAAACGGATGTGGTAGCAGTTGATCCCAGCAAATCCCAGCATCTCTCCCAAACCACAGACAGTACGCATTTCAGCAGAGCTATATACTTTGCCCTGCCAGCTTTGGTGGTTCATGTATCCAGTTCCCGTGTTACGGGCTCCTAAATGCCATTCAACTTCCCAGTAGTCCGTTCCCAGCTCCTTTGCATTATGCTCATTCACCTTATCGGTCATCTGCGCAATACCTGTCATAACGGCTCTCCTGGCCGCCACCTCAATACGGTCTGATTTTCCTGATGCGTAATCAACCACCCGTACTCCGCTGGATGTCATCTCATCGATCACATCACCAATCGCCTGGCTGTATGTCTTAGCACCGGTAGTGATCTTCATCATAGCTTCATCTAAGCTTCGTTCCAGATACTCAGACATAGGAGTAAACACTTTTTTCCCATTTCCCATTGGTACATTAAAGCCGGTTGTCTTTGTGATATTCTCCATGGGCCTAAGGCTATCCGCTGTCTGGTCCTTTACTGCCTGCACCACCTGTTTCAGCCAGTCATTATCCTCATACGGGATCGCATCCATGCCTACAGCTTTGTAGATCTCACTATTTCTCACATAATCAGATCTTGCTGCAGTCTCATAAATCTCATCAATATCGATCCCAGCAGCTTTTACACCTTCCCGCAGGATCTCTTTGATCCGCTTCTTACTCATGCCTATAGCTGTCATGCGGTTAAGCAGCCAGTCTGTCACCGGTGTGATCTTGGAGCATTCCTGGATCCGGTTTACAACCTCTAACATGATATCCATTTCCAAGGCTGTCATGGTACGCTCTAATGGTTTCGGCAGCTTTTCAAGTTCTTCCGGCGTCAATCAGATCACTCCTCTACGTTTGCTGGTTCAGGAAGGTTCTTCTGGGCCTCTTCCAGTGTCTCCCCATACCACTTGCTTCTGTACTCTGCCAAGCTCATTACACCCATAGCAACATCCGCACGATCCGTCTGACGGTCTGCCTCTGCATCCACTACAATGCTGTCATCCCAGTCAAAGGAAACCTGATAGTCATTGCCCGGTGGTACCAGGCCATACAAGGAAGCCCAGAAGTTCATGGCATATACCAGATCTTCCAGGGCGGTCTGTAAAGCTAACTGCGTATCTGATACAAAGGTATAGGAGCGCTGCTTGCTGGTCTTGATTTCCGTTGCTGTCTTATCCACATTCTGGGGATCTGAAAGCGTTCCGTAAGCCAGGCAGCATGCAAACTCTATCAGCTTCAACTGGTTATTAAACCCATTGAATAATGCCGTATCTCGAATCTCGGGAGAAAATGTGTCCATGAAAGGCTTATCTGTTGCCCCGGAGTTGTATTCCACGTTGCGGTATAACCTGTCCTGACCGCCCGGATACTCAAACTTATCCAGGTCACGGTTATATTTAAGCAGTGAAGTGGCCACATGCACCGCCAGCTGTGTGCCTTCATACTCCCAGCAGATATTGGAATACCTCCTGTCTCCCTCTTTGATCAGTTCCACTGCTCTGGAATATACAGATACTCCTAGCGGACTGCCTGTATCATCCGCGTTTGCAAGAGGTACCTTAAAATACCCGAACAGAAGCCGGTCAGCACCCTCCATCACTGCTTTCGGCATTAATTCTGACCACCTATCCACTGAGTTTATGCTGATCTCGCTTCCAAGGCTGTAGTCATTGGTTGCAACAAAGGCCCTGTTTGTGATCCGGATCTGTTCTCCCTGCAGCGTGTGGACTTCCAGCCTGGTATAGATCTTCTGTCCCTTCCGGAACTGTTCCGTAAATACGCACTGCTGGATCTGTCCGGAATCATCAAAAGCAAGCGGGAAGAAACAGTCTGCCTGTACATACTGGATCGCAAGACCTGTTTTTGTAACATACGGTTTTAAAATCAAACCGCCTTTCGCACATCCGTACTCCACATATCTGCGGATACTTGTCAGCACTTTTTTCTGATACTGATCATTCAGATAGGTGGCGGAAGAACCTCCTGTTATCTCCGACTTCATTTCCAGAGTAACAAGCCTTGCAACCTCAGAGGCAATAGCTGCCGGCAGTTGTGCACTCTTCACTTTCTTTCGATCCACCCATGGCGCATTATCTTCATACATGGCCGTCCATAGCTCTATCCTACGGGCCATTTCAGAAGTCATGCAGACATCAACCTGTGTATCTGAATCCTGATTTAAAACCTGCGTGATCGCAGCCAGCATTTTAGAAAATTTCATTGTTATCACCTCTATTCGTACCGGATAAACCGGCTGATGTCCCGCTCAAATGTGTACTCAAAAGCATCTAGCGTATCAATATCACTGGTACCGTCATCCAGTCGCACATCTTCCACAAGACATTTCTTCTCATCCCACAATGCCGTTGTTAGAGCATCTTCCAGGCTCTGGCACTGATCTTTTACATAGAAAAAGCGGTGCTGGCTAAGCATCCGCTGCATAAAACGTATTCTGTCATTGATCGTTGTTTTCAGGGCATTTTCAATCCGGATCCAGCCAAGCCCCGCCTTCCTGACCGCTGTCCTCATACCTGCGATCAGCGTCTGCTCTGCACTATCACAATAGACAACGGTAATAAATCCATACAGGTTGATGATCTTCAAGCAAAAGTCTACAAACAATTCTCCCAACTTATCCGGATTAATACTGCCATTTACGCTCATATGGCGCTCACTGGCAAGTGCCGTAATACTTTGATAAGCCCTGGAGTATGCAGTAGCAACAAATGCATGTCCTGATCCTGAACCACCAAAGTCAACACCAATATTGATCTGTAAAAGGCTTTTAGGCTTCTCATAGATTGCATATGGGTTAATGCCTCCACTGGATGTCGCATCACACATCAACTTATACACAGAACCTTCCGCAGCTACCCACAGGCCACGGATGTACCGGTCATACAAGACCGTTCCTTTATATTCCTTGCAAAGCTCATCTACAAATACCCGGCTTAAAAATGGATTATCAAAGATCTCATACTTCTGGCAGTAAATGTCCGCATCAGAGTCCAGGAACTTTTTAAACCAGTGCTGTGGGGCATCCGGGTTACAGGCTCCGTCAAAGCAGGAATAAGGCTTATCTAGACGGGATTTAAGCATGTTAAAGACATCCTGGTTCCAGTCTACGACCTCATCACCGTAACAATACTTTAATGAAGAGCCTCGGATCTTAGATACCTGGCTGACTTTCTCAGCACCCAGGCAGTAAACATCTTCTCCAAACATAGGGCAAATGTTCTGTGAATTGATATCACCTACCAGCTTAGTCCCCCAGATACGCTGTAATGGTTCAATAATGTTTCGCTGGATCGTGCCTTTAGAAACACCCAGAATCGCCACCAGGCCCTCTTTTTCGGCTCTGGCACGGATCCTCTTAGGGATCACATAATAGTCCATATAGGTCTTTCCGGAACGTGTCGCACCAACCTTAATATTCCATCGGTGGTTTGCATTTCGGAAAAACTCCTGCTGTTTATCAGAAAATGGCATACTATACAACCCCTTTGATCTCACTAAGAACCTGATCCAGGCGGCTCAGCTCCTCTTCGTTGTCAGTACCCTTAAGTTTGTCCGTCTGGGCCTTGATCTGAGCTATGCGGGCTTTCTGTTCATCACTGGCAAGGTCCCAACGCTTATGCAACAGCTCGTCATACTGTTTAACCAGGCTGCGAAGCTCCGACTGTGCCCTGGCCTGGGCCTGTAGAAATTTTCCCTGCTTGTCCCAGGCATGCTGTACATCCCAGCGTTCCCCGATCACGTTGCCGTCTTTCTCCTCGATTTTCTCGATTGTTTTATCATCCCGATCACGCACATACATGATCTGCTGTGCCCGGATAATAGCCGCATAAGCAATCTGGATCTGATCCCAGAGGACATCCAGCGGGTCCGTCGGCATCTCCTGGATAATAGAAACGGTCTCCTCAGGCAGATACTTGCTGAAGAAACCGAATTTTTCTGCTTTCTTATTTCCCGGAGGTCCACCAGAGCTGTTATGGTTACCTGGCTGAGCGCCCCGTTTACGTTTTTGCGAACGCTCGTTTTTCTTACCCGAACGTTCGTTATCCCATTTATGCGTACACTTCCAACGACGTACCGTCCCTTCCGGCAGATTTAGTTGACTTGCAATCTCAACCAATTTCTCTCCTTCCAGATACATGGCCTTCGCCTGTTCTATTCTTGGATCCGGCGCTCTGGCCATGTCCGTTCACCTCACTTTCGTCGGTTTTGGGTATAGAAAAGGAGCCACGCTGGGTGACTCCTACTTGTTAGCATTAATTATATGTACTTATAAGGTTAGCTGGATCATCATTTATTATGATTATATCCCACCACTCTCCCTTTTCCATAATAATACGCTGTATATTCATGTCAAACTGCTGTTCATATTCATTCCCAAGCATATCCTTAAATCCAAAAACTAAATGAATTGTCTTAGGATATCCGTTAGTAGGATCATCATTATTTAAAAATTTAAAGTTTTCTTGAATAATTCTATTAGATCCTTTTGGAATTGTACCTATCATTTTACGAGTCTGTTCAATTGCCCCATATTTACAACTTTTTAAAAATACTTTTTGAGCTGGTCCTAGACCAATATTACAGATTTGTAAACTAATATTTAGCCTATAACTATAAGTATCTTTTTTTCTATCTGGGGCAACTGCATTACATAATAAATCCTTTTCATAAGTTACAAATGCTTTTCCGACAACTACATAATCAAACACCGGCATTACTTGTAATCTTTTTTCTTCTTTTCTTGTTTCCTCCGAGTCCTTAATAGTCCAAAAGAAAACCGTAATTGTAATTATGCCACCGCTTACACCTCCAAAATAATTTCCCCAAAAGCCAATCCAATCACTACTTTCTTTAACATTAGACAAAAAAGTACATATTCCATTCAGCCATTGAGGTGGATTATCAATCGGCGTTATTAAGCCAATCGTTAAAAACGGGAAAAGCACTGCTATTATTAGCAACACTATTATTCCTAACCCCAAACGGCTGTTTTTTAATTTGTTTAAAAGGCATTTTGCACATTTCATAATTTCTCCCCCTTCAGTTTTATTTATCATACTCCTAAATACAGTAAAAAGAAAGCCCCTGCATCTAACAGAGGCTTCCAAGAAAAAAGGGGAAGTACAAAAATAGCAACTAAAATCATCGGAACGGAAGGACTCGAACCTTCGCTTAGGACACAAGCCATTGCTCTACCTCTGAGCTACGTTCCAAGGGGGGAGGCAACAAGCTTTCGCCTGCTGCCTGGTGGGGTTCGACGCAAGCCGCCGGCCGTATGCCTTTGGCTTAATTCATGCTACCATAATATCACGGAAGTACCCCTCTCTAGTTACCCACTTTTTTATTTTTTCTTCTGAATCGTTCTTCTCTCTTTCCTTGAATCACTCCATATGTATAAGCCACTGAAAGCATAAATGGTGAGCATTCACATTTATATCTATCCATTAACCCTTTGAAAAAATCTCCCATATCCGTTCCTGGATATCCAACTGTAGGCTGATATCCATTTATTCTTAATTCTTCCTGAACATTCACTTTAGGCTACCCCCTGTGCAGTATCTTTAAAAAACAGATGACCATATATCATATCAAGCACGGCGGACATAAACTTCTTGCTATAATTATGCTTTCCAGCTTCGTGCATAACATCCTCACGGAATTCTTTAAATTCTTCCAAACTCATTTTGCTGCATTCTTTTTCCAGTTCTAAAACAGACGGTGCAATCTGATCACAAAATTCTGAATATGTCATTACGCCACCTCCCCATAAACAACCTTGCATTTATTGCTATTGCCATTGGAGAGCATAAGCTCAATCACAATCGGATAACCATTCTCATTCAGCCATTCCCTGACTTTCTCCAGAACACTTCCCTTATACTGAACTGTAACACCGTCATGACCATTCCGACTGTAAGCAGTTCTCACAATCTCATCTGTAAAAATATCCAGCTTCTGAATAATGGCACTGACTGCTTTATCATGTGGTCTGCCAGACTCGGAAAAAATACCTAACTCTTTGGCAATACCTGTGCAGTCCCACAATTTTGGTTCGTCTGAGATTACTGGGGCATTAACTGGATAACCTGAATCGGAATAAATCCTCATTACTTCTGCTGCTATGTACTTAGAATCCACTCCGGCATCATGTAATGCAGCTTTAACATTCTTCACCATCATGTTTACAGACGGCAATTTTTCCTTCTTGGGCTTGTCTTGCTTTGGCATCTCATAAGAACCGGTCTTGCGAAGTGTTGGAAGAACTTCATCTGCGATCCAGTCCGTGAAAGCTTCTGCGTTTGGTTTGTGGCTCTTAAACACCAGCTTATACACACCGCTTTCGGTAAGGAAATTCTCTCCTGTGTTATGTAATTTTCTAAAGTTGTATTTAGCAACTTTAGAATTTGTCAGCTTAACCACCTGTTTATCATTCATCTTAGAAACAGCAGTTTTCACTCCGTTTTCTCCAATTTCTAAACATTCACCAACGTGATACGGATTAAATAATACCTGTCCATTCAGTTCAAATACTTCTACATCGTGTCCTTCAAAAATCATTAAATTCTGCATTGCAATTTCCTCCTTGCAATTTCTGGCGGAATCACTTACAATACAAAGTGATTCCTGGGTTTACAGGTTTCAGGTTTCGAGCAATCACGTAGGTCGCCAAACTCAGCGTGACTGCTCTTTTTTTGTTTCAACTTCCGTTTTCACAAGCTCTACGATAATGTCAGTTACTGTTCTGCCTTCGTTTACCGCCAGATGCTTTAACTGCTTGTGAAGTTCGTCATCCATGATGAGCCCTACTCGTTTCATCAGTGCCCTCCTTTTAGTGTTATTTGTACTAATTCAGTTGCATATTAGCACTAATTAGTGTTTTAGTCAATACTTTTATTAAAATAATTGATTTTTAATGCGTTTTGTGAGATACTTAGTGCAAAGGAGGCATACATATGGGTTTTGGAGCTGTTTTAAAAGACATATTAGCTGAAAAGAAAATGTCCATCAAAGAACTATCTCACATTACCGGCATACCACTTAATACCCTATATTCCATTACAAAGCGCGATACGGTAAATATTCGACCAGACACCTTGCAAAAAATATCTCGTGCACTAAATATTCCCAGTAGCCAACTGGTGGATTGTCTACGTCAAAATATCTTTGAAACACAAAAGGAGCTCGAGGATCTTCAGATGCGTTTAAGAGACGCAGAGCTTGCAGAAGAATACCGCTTGGAGTGTCGTGAACATCTAAAACGTTATCTTTATGAGTTGACTAACTATCACTTTGATGATAAAGAAATCGATATTATATTATCCACCGCAGTTCTTTTAAAAAAACCACCCGCCACTGAGTAGGTGGTTTTTTCACAACATATCACGACCTTTCATAAATGTAAACCCACTAAATTGTGTACACAATTCTATAATGTATGATAAATTCTAAATCTAAATTATTTTCTTAATGAAAATACATGTCTGCTTATGAAAACTGGTGACACTATAACGCAATATAATGTCATAAAACAAAATCATTGAATTGTTTTTGTTTGTATATTCAATTTTCTATATTCCCGTTAAAACGATAATTATAAAATTTTTATAAACTACCTTTTCTGCGCCAAAAGATAGAAAAAATACCTCCTGTACTCATAAAACTGCCTTCGTCCCACTGGAACGTCCATCCATTCGTATGGTGTTCCCTCTGTAACATTTCTCAATATCCACTTGTAAATCTCAGGAGAGGCTTTTCTGGCGGTTTCCTCAATGAGTTGGATATCTTCCTGCATCATAGCATTTCGGACTGCTTCCTGGGCCGTAGAGTCACCTGACAGGTTGCTCTTAGGCATACCGTCATTTACTGTTGCCTTTAACCCATACGCATCCTGGAGCTTCTGCTTCTTTTCAGCGTACTGAATGCAAAAATACTTTAACTCGTTGTATTTTGCTCTTGAAATATTATAATCACTTAGCTTTATATCCCTACGACATATTGTATCCATTACCATTTTTCCTTCCTTACGCACTCCTTATGCATGTACAACACCGTCCCTCTCTTTGTCCTGATCCACTCTGCATCCCCATTGATCACCTTCTGGCAGATGCAGCAGATTGGGACGGGTATCTTCTTGCTGTTATTCATTTTTCCCCTTTCCTACTTCTGGCTTCCAACTGATCCAGCAAGTCCTGTATCTGGTGAACTATCAGCGGACAGGAATGATATCGTTCCATCAGGAAGCGGGCCTGCTTTACGATCTCATCCCATTCCTCTGACTGCCAGGATGGTACTGCTTTGCTGTAGCGCTTCCAGAATCCATTGTATACGTCATAATAAATCCCTTTGACCTGCTGGTCTGAAAGGATCACCACATCATCCAGTGTCATATCTCCTCTATCCTCACATAGATCCCTGGAATCTCTGCCCAGAACTTCTCGACCATCTCTGCAGCTACCAGGGCATCATCTTTCCAAAATCCGCAAGCTGTCATGCAGTCTTTTAAAAGCTTCTGGAGATTGTCTGTATCTGGCTTTGTGATCCGGTATTCACCGTCTGCATGTTTCCCTTTAGGGAAGCACCACTTGACCATCAAACGTACTCCCTGATCAAATGGCTGCTCCGGTCTGTGTCCGGCCAGATGCCCCATCAGTTTCTGCCTGGCAGCTTTCAGATCTGCCGGTTCATAAAAAACAGGCTTGCCTTTTACCACATGTACCTGCTTCTCCTGGTGTGTCACGGTCGGTGGCACCATTGCCATAAAAAATTCCATCTTGTTTCCTTTCCGGGTCATCTAGGTTTGGTGCCCTCTGTGTCTGTGGGGTGGGTGGTCGTCGTGCGACAGCTTCCGCACGACTACCTACCCCCGCATAGAGGGGTGCGCTACACCACTATACGTAAGTATAGGTCCGGCGCACCCCTTTTGGCGCACTGCGCAGGACTGCACCAAACCCAGGTTATGCGCACCGTGCGCCGGACCGTAAATTCCTGGTTCAGCGCACCTGCGCCAGACTGCACTAAACTGCGCCGTTTTTCTGGTCTGGCGCACCCTTTTTTTCCTTTCTCCTGATGTACATTTTGCCATCAGCCCCCTGATATTTTTCATAATGATCTGCCAGATCTTTCTTCCTTTTATTGCTGTCCCCTAACCATGAAAGCAGGGTCCTTGATGATGTATCAAGCTTATCTGCAAGCTCCTGGGCAGGCACCTCACGGCCCTCAAATTCAATGTTGGCAAACTCTACTTCAAAGGAACTGAGCTTCTTTTCCTTCGCTTTTTGAGCCAGTTCTTTTCTCTTTTCCGCTGCCTTTTGCCAAAGCGGTTTCTCCGTCTCTGGCTCAATATCACTCAAGATCCCTACCTGATCAATGGTATGGACCGGATAATTGAACCAAGCATTGACTGCCGGAAACTTCGGGAACTCTCTTAAAGTGCCTTCAATACGCCACGCTGTAACGCTCCTGGCCCTTATCCTGGCTGCTTCCACCATCTTCTGAAGGTTTGCCCACTGCCACACATCCAGCTTGTTTTCGCAGTAATTGAGCATCTGGTAACTGCTGCAAAGATCATCCTGGGACAGGTCATCTTCCCATTTAAAATGGGAGTCCAGATACTGTTTGCACGCTTCACATACAGCTTTATTCTCTTCCTGTTTCAGGGCATCTTCGGACAGTTCCAGCTCGATCATATCCAGCATTGCATCCGGATCACGGGCAAATACACCGGAACCAGAAGCACGGTCCATGGACTTCTTGCTGCCCTGGCTGCCTTTAGAATGGTGGTGACAGTAGATCACGGCTACGCCCAGTTCCGTGCAAACCTTATCGAACTGATTACAGAAGTTAGACATCTGATCCGCGCTGTTCTCATCACCTGTAATGACCTTATAGATCGGATCGATGATAATGGCTATGTAATTCTTCTTGGAAGCCCTGCGGATGAGCATAGGGGCCAGTTTATCCATAGGCCGGGACTTGCCCCTTAAATTCCATATATCAATGTTATCCAGGTGTTCCGGACGGATCCCCATTGCCTGGTAAACATCCCTGAAACGGTGCAGACAGCTTGCACGGTCCAATTCCAGGTTCACATACATCACACGGCCCTGTGAGCACTGCCAAGACAGCCATTTACGGCCTTCTGCAATGGCAATACACATTTCTATCTGTAAAAAGGATTTACCCGCCTTAGAGGGCCCTGCGATCAGCATCTTGTGCCCCTGACGCAGCACTCCTTCGATCAGACACGGGGCCAGTTCCGGCAGGTTGTCCCATACATCTTCCAGGCTTTCCGGATCTGGCAGATCATCATTGACTGACTCGATCCATTCCTTCCATTCGGCCCAGCTTTCTTTTCCAATGTTGGTATCGATCAGGAACTGCTTATTCTCTCCACGCATCACACCTGGCATACGGGACAGTCTTGATGGGTTCCGGTTCTGCTGGTCGATCTCCAGGCCATTCTTCCTGCAGATGTCATAGAGATAATCCACGCGCTTACGGTATTCCCCATAGTCTGCGGCATCTACTTTTACAATGGCATGAAGGCTCTTCTTTCCGGAATGGACCAGGCATGCCACAGGAAGTTCCAGCTCCCGGATCAGTGCATGCTGCTTGTCGATCTCCATGCTGTCTGACTCTACCAGGGCATAACGGAAATCTGTCACGTTGTCGTTCCTTACGCCTTTTCCGTCCAGCGGGTTAAAACGGATCCAGGCACCAGCCTGAGGATCATAATCTCCCAGGACGCTGCCGATATCACCGCCACAGGCAGACAGTGCTTCTATCAGCTGCCCTGCAGTACGGTCAAAGGATCCTTTATCTGCAGGGAGCCATTTATCATCCTTCTGCCAGCTCTTTACCACGTAGCCTACATTCTCCCCTGCTTCAAACAGGGTCTCCAGATACCGGATCAGTTCCTTTGCCGGATCAAAACGGGCCGGCTCCCGTACTTCTTTTCCCTCCACCCAGTTCCGGTCAATGAACACGCCTTCCTCACTGGAAATGGTATCTTCCCAGCCCAGGGCATGTCCCGGATCATAGGGTGGCGTCCAACCCTGTTCCCTGGCATACTGGACGATCGTCCCTCCGGTCACAGGGGAGCCATTTCCCTTAAATCCCTTCCATTTTTTCTGGCATTCCCCAGGATGATACCTGCCGGGATCTCTCCGGCTCCAGTTGTCCCACACATCCATGCTGTATCCTTCCAGGTCCAGGGCCATGCCGACATTCAACCACTGCTGGTAATCCAGTTCAGCCGGCTCTATATGATCTAAGACCTCCAACAGGTCATACTGGCTTCTTTCCATTTCCTATTTACTCCTTAACTTTCAGGTACATAATTTCTTGGGTCCACACCTCTTGGGGCTCCTCTCCAGCCGCACGCAGCGATCCTGTCGATCATGTTCTTTCCTGCTTCAAACGTCCATGTCCCTACATGCTGGAAACCATATTTTTCCAGGCACCGGATCTGCTTCGGTGTGGTAAGGCCTTCCTCCTGCCGTTTATGCAGACGGTCCAGGATCAGGTTTGCCTTTCCTGCATTGTCGATCTCATCCGGAAGGATCCCTCTCTTTTCCAGTTCCTGTTTCTGTTTATCAGAAGGCGGTGCCATCTCCCAGCCAAAAGCCGGGACATAACCGGACAGGTCTTCCGCCTGTATGCTCATCTCAAACTGTAATGGATCCACCAGTTTCTTCTTTCTGGTACGCATCTCCTGGAGCTGTTTTGCCAGGGATTCTTCCCTTTCTGCGATCACATCTTCCGATGCTTTTCTCTCAGCCTCTTCCAGATCCATAGGGCATCCGGCTGTTTCTTCCAGGTTTTCCGTCATCTTCCGGGCCACTTCCTTCTTCTCACAGATCAGGTCCGCCGGATGACAGAGCTCATGGCGTTCTGTATGCCAGAGAAAATCCAAGAGCAATAGATAGCTCTTTCCTTCACACAGTCTGGTCCCGCGTCCTACCATCTGGCTGTAAAGGCTGCGCACCTTTGTTGGACGCAGCACGATCACACAGTCAACGGACGGACAGTCCCAGCCTTCCGTCAGCAGCATGGAATTGCACAGGACGTTGTATTCCCCTTTATCAAAGGCTTTCAGGACTTCTGTACGGTCTTTGCTCTCACCATTGACTTCCGCAGCCTTAAATCCCTTTTCATTCAGGATCTCTTTGAACTTCTGGCTGGTCTTTACCAGTGGAAGGAACACGACCGTCTTTCGGTCCCTGCAGTATTTCATCATCTCGTCCGCGATCTGGTGCAGATACGGATCCAGGGCTGTTGCAATGTCACCGGCTTTAAAATCACCGGACTGGATGGATACCCCGGACAGATCCAGCTGCAGCGGGATTGTCATGGCCTTGATCGGGGATAGATAACCCTCCCGGATCGCTTTCGGAAGGGTATATTCATAAGCCAGGCTCTCAAAAAATTCTCCCAGGTTGCGCATGTCGCCACGGTCCGGCGTTGCAGTCACTCCCAGGACTTTTGCAGATGGGAAATGCTGCAGCACCTTCTGGTATCCGTCTGATATGCAGTGATGGGCCTCATCAATGATGATCACATTGAAATAATCCTCTGAAAACTGGGACAGTCTCTTTTCACGCTGCATGGACTGTACAGAGCCTACTGTGATCCGGAACCAGCTCCCCAGACAGGTCTGCTCTGCTTTTTCTGTCGCACATCCCAGGTTCGTGCTCTTCTTGATCTTATCCGCAGCCTGTTCCAGGAGCTCGCCCCGGTGCGCCAGGATCAGTACCCTGTATCCTTGACGCACACAGTCTTCTGCGACTTTTGCAAACACGATGGTCTTTCCGCAGCCGGTGGGCAGTACCAAAAGGGTCTTCAATGAACCCTTATCCCACTGCTCAAATACGGCTGCTTTCGCTTCTGCCTGATACGGTCTCAATTCCATTTAGAACACACCCGCCTTAAACTGCTTTGGTTCATACTCCAGATAACGGCTGACACGGTTATTCCTGCGCTTATTGCCGTTCTTGTCCACATATTCATTGATCATGACTTCCACCTTGCCGGTAGAGCATGGCACTTCATTCCAGTTAGGCCGCAGTGCTTCCCCTTTCTTCTTCTGTCCAATGCATAAGAAGAACTGGCTCAGTCTCCACTCTGCCTTTGAGTTCAGGTACAGGCTGTCAAATACATGGTGTTCCTTGCCGTCCTTATCCTTGATCAGAAGGTCCAGGTTCGCCATGTTGCAGGGTGCCATCTTCTCGCTTCCTCCGAAATGGGCGCGTTCCATGGATGCCACTGTAAATTCATATGTTCCTTCCGGAAGGGGCTCGAACTCAGTCCCCTCGTTCTCGATCGCATCATCCCAGCCGATCTCTTTTCCTAAATCTGCCATTTCTTTCATCCTCCTCATTAATTAAATACTAAAGAATCCTTTTCTTTCATTTCCCTGATCGCCGCATACACCTGGTCCCAGGCACCTACCAGAACGCCGTCCACAAAGCCCGGATTGACCTCTTCATACATGTAAAGAGGCGTATCCACCGGTACATATCCCTTGGCTTCACATACGTTCTGTATATCCCATTCGCACACATCATTGGCGATCATCAGGTCCCGCAGTCTCTTGGGGAGACGTGGATCCAGTGCCGATCTTCCATCCGGCTTTACATCCCCTTTGCTGCCCTCCACAGGCGCAATGCCTTTCTTTTCTTCTGCAGGTTTTTCATTGCCCTTGTTACTACTAGCTGTCTCCGGATGTTTTACCGTTTCTGCCGGTCTGACAGGTGGTGCTTGTGGTGTTTCCTGTACAGGGTCTGGCTGTTTTACCTCCTGCTTCTCCTCTGCCGGGGCTGTTCCCGGTTCCAGGATCTGCCGGATGCTCTCATATGTAAAAGGCACTTCATCCGGAAGGCTGTAGCGGTTCTTTGCGTCCCAGCAGCTGTGGTGGGTGGTATACATGACACGTTTTCCGCCCTGAGCTTTGTTTTTCCCCTTCTGGGCTCCCTGGCCGTCCACGTTCACCACCATGGTCTTATAATTCGCAAACAGTACCATGTCTGCCCACTCTTTTACCATGGGCGCTACGCCTTTACTCAGCTTCATCTCCCAGCGGTCATAAGCTCCCAGCTCATCCGGCTGTTCAAACTTGCGCATCTTTGCATGGGCTGTAAGGACCACGTTCACGCCTGCCTTGACCACTTCCGTGAGCAGGTTTAAAAGGCGTCCGAACTCTTCCTGGACATAGGTATACCCTTTTCCATATCCAAACTCCTCAATGCTGCTCTTGTGGTTCTTATCACATATCTGGGAAATGCAGAGCATCTCAGCCCAGTCCGCCGTATCAATGACCAGGGTCTTGCAGATATCCGGATGGTTCTTTACATACATGACCTGCTCCATGAGCATCATCCAGCTGCTTGGCTCTTTGGTACGTGCGATATCCATATCCCTGGTGGAACCTTCTGTATCAATAAACAGTGGGTCCGGGAAGCAGGAAGCCAGCGTGGACTTCCCGATCCCTTCCGGACCATAGATCACGGTCTTCTTTGCTCCCGGCTGTTTTCCTCTAATGATCTCCATTTAAAAAACACCTGCTTTCCATTCTTTCTTTTCTTCGATATGGGACTGTCCTGCCACATACCCGTCTTCGATGATAATGCTGCACTCATCCCCTGTAGATACCCTGGTAGCGATCGCCTGGAGTCCTTCTGTCTCCAGCCACTTACCAAATTCCTGAAGGGTATGCAGGTCCATCTGTTCCAGCTTGTCCATAAGCACAAAGCCACAGTTTGGATTTAACCGGCGTACGATCGCGGTAGAAACCTTAAGCTGTTCGGATCCGGACATGTTATCCCATTTCTGACCGTTATAGACCAGTTCCCCGTCCTCAACCGTCAGCCCTGGAAGCGGCAGATCCGCTTTCTTTAACAGCTCCAGCTTTTTATCCCGCACTTCCTGGATCTTTACAGTCAGTGCATTGTACTGTTCCCGGTATCTCTTGGCATCCTCCTCAGCTTTGTCTTTATCCAGGTTAGCACGTACTTTCCGGTTGGTTTCTTCCACCTGTGCAATGTTCTGTTCCAGCTCTGCTGTAGACTCATCCTGCAAGTTTTCACTAGTTGATCGGGCGATCTTAAGATCTGCTTCCAGCTCTGTCTGCTTCCTTAAAAGCTCCTGGATCTGGTCTGTAACATGTTGCATCTCCTGTTCCAGCTGATGACGCCTTTCACGCTTTCTCTGGTTTTCCCCATTCTGTGCCAGGATCTCCTGCTGTTTGCGGATCAGTTCTGACGCAGAGACTGGAACTGACGGGACATCTGGATAATATGGCTGCTCTTTTGCGTACTTTTCTTTCTGGTCCGCTGTACGTCCCACATAAGTACGCTCACTGTAAAGTTCTTTTTCTTCCTTTTCCAACTGGGCCAGCTGGTCTCCCACACCGATGATGTTTAACAGGATACCTGCCTTTTCCTTATCAGAAGCCTCCATGAACTTCGGAAGATCCAGTGCCAGCTGTTCCACAAACTCATTTAAAAGCTGCTGTCCGGCCTTCTGACCCTGTGGATCTGTTACCTTTAATGTACTGTTCTTTCCCTTGCGCTCCACTACCAAGCCATTGCTCATGACTATATGAAGGTTTGGCGGGATCACGGAGCCCTCCCTCTGAGCCTGGGACGGCCGGTATTTGCTCCCACCTAAAGCCCAGGCGATTGCATCCAGAACCGATGTTTTTCCCTGGTTGTTGTTTCCGCCAATGATTGTAAGCCCGTTCGCGGTCGGTTCGATCTTTACTGCCTTTACACGCTTGACATTTTCAATCTCAAGTTTGTTAATTTTCATTGCCATCTTGCATTTCTCCTTCTCCCTCCGTATAATGAGGGTGTACAATTATTTTTTGTCGGACCTATCGCAGTTGCCGCTGCCTGGGTCCTTTTTTATGTAGCCTCTGCATGCCTGTAAGCGGCTTCGCTCCATGCACCAGTTCTTCTTGATGCAGGTACCGCACTGGTCTATTCGCACAGCCATTACAGCACCTGGACCGCAAGCGCAGCCCCAAGCATCATGAAGACCATTACCCAAATACCACCGGCTATAAATGTCTCCGTGATCCTTACCCAGTCCACTGGTTTCTTCTTAGGTTTGGTTGCCTGCACTGCCACATAGGACAGCTCCATGCCGGTCCGACCGTCATAGTTCTTGATCTTTGCCATTGCTTATCTCTCCTTCCTAACCTTTATTCATACCCCGGTACACTGGATCCGGTAATCTGCTTTAACTTCTCCGGATAGATCTTGTACCGCCAGGTCTTAGTCCCTGTCTTTTGGGGACTTAAAACCATTCCCAGATCCATGCTACCGTTACGCATATACTTTCTTACGGCTGCTGCCGACAGCCCCAGAAACGGAGCTGCATCTTCTGGTGAAAGATATCTTTTTTCCATGTAAACACCTCCTACTCCAATAAATCCTCAATCTGGCTCCAATGGTAGATCTTCTGTAGTTCTCTTTTTAAACTTATTTTGAATTTCCTGCTTTGAAACCGGAATCCCAACAAGTTTTACATAAAACCGCTCTCGACCACTGGTATAGGCTACTCCACATTCTTTAAACTTCTTGTCATATCGTAAAAAGGCCATTCTTTTACTTGGCGCATTCATATAAAGCTTAAAGTTTGGTAAAGAGTCCGGCCAGACTAAATACATGCAATCCTTTCCGCCATAATCCAATTCAGCATCAATTAACCAGTCGACTGTTCTTTCAAAAACCTTTGAAAGCTTCTCTAAATCGTCCAGATCAATTCTGATCTTCACGTTCTCAATTCCTACCAAACGGTGTTCCTTAATGCCAGCAAGTTTAGCAAGTTCCTTCTGCGTTATGCCCTTTCTTTTTCTGGCTTTGACAATGTTATTTGCGATGTCGCAATAAAAATCAAAGCCAATGTGTTCCGAACTATCTGTTTCATAAAAGCGCATTTCCTTCACCTCTTTTCATTCCTAACTCTCCGTGATACAATTTCTTTATCGAATCCACATACTACGGAGGTTTTTATGTTTCTCGCTCAACTCATTGCCGCCACCACCACAGCTTCAACAGCTGCTCCTACTAATTTTTCGCATTCATTAGACCTATCATGGGTAATCCCAGTAGCTATTAGTGTTACTGCTCTCGTATCTCCTATTTTTGTTTCCCACATTAATAACCAACATGCTTATAAACTCAGACAACTGAACATTGAGCATGAAGAAGAAGAGAAAAAAATGAAACTCAATCATGAAGCTATGCAACGACAGTTTGAAGTTTATTACGCGGATAAAAGAACCGCTTTTAGCGAACTGATGAAAAAAGCTGGTAAATTCTCAACTCGAAAACAAAACCTTGATGATTACGAAGCGCTTCATTCTGCCGTTGATAATGCAATTCTCTTCTGCAATTCAGACACCCAAGAACTCCTTATTTCTTTTATGGAACGGGTTGATAAAGAAATCTTCGGTGGTGGATGCAGCGATCGTGAGCGTATACTTTACACTTCGCTTATTACGACACTTGGCCGCCAGCTCAATCAAGAACTAGAGTCAACCAAACCAGTGATAAAATGCGAATAAAGTAAACATCAATGATATAAATAGCGCCCATACCGGATAGATTTTGTTGTTAGGCTCTATTTTTTTCATTACTCGCACACAAACTGCACCTAAAACCCAGCAACCTACGATTAAGGCAATCTCAACCACCTTTCTCACCCCCTTCTTTATATGAAATTTACGGTTTTATCGTAATCTAAAGGTAAAAAAATAAGCTGTTCATACGGAATACCGTAAACCTCTTCAATTTTTCTTAGAACGGGAATATCTGGATAACTTTTCCCACGCTCATAGTTACCTAATGTATCTACGCTTACACCTATGCG